TAAATTCTATGTCACTCTCTGACTCAAAGCTAGGTACACTTCGAAAGGTACTCTTCTTCTTCTTTTCTGGGCGGCTCTCCGCGACCTCATAATCACTATCTTCCAGTGGAGTGTCAAAAGTATCGTCCGAACTGCAGGAATCAGTACTATCCTTGATATCCTCATCGCACTTACTTGTAAAGGAAAATCCTCCAGACTCTGATCTCATGACCTCTAGAGCGTCTTGCTTGGAGATGAAATCTCGAAAGTACTCTAACAGTACTGGAGCGACGACACCTATGCCACCTTTCTTAAGTATGACTTCAGTAAATGCTTTGTCTCCATTAGGCCGTCTAATATATGCTGTCACAATGTAGCGGTCGAGGAGATTGCCCCCTGCTGCAATAGACTTTTTGACATCTAATGCAGTGGAATTGGGCAAACGGAACTCTGGTTGTACTTCGAACCTGACATACAACAAGCGGCGGAAAAGTGCAGTATGACTGTACATTAAGTCTTGTATGTGCATGTTTTCGTTATTCGTGTCCAGTCCAATAAAGTCAAAGGCTGCAAACACAGTACCCTTGTTAGTAAAGGCTGTATTGCACTGGAAGGGCAAGGTATCAACTAATGAGTTGAATTCAGTAAGAGTCGGGTCACCTAATTTGCGTGCCTGTTCTCTACTAATATTACCCTGTTCTGAAAGGTGCAAGTAAGGATGAGCCAGAGGATTGTAACACTCCCAAAAATCCGTCGTCTTACATTTTGTGTAAACTTGGTCATAATTGAAAGGTCTGCCCTTTGCCTCTCCCCACAAGCTGAACATAGCCTTGAGGAGTTCACTTTTTCCTATTCCGGGTGTACCAACTATTGCCACACACATGGGCATGACTCTCGAAGTTGAAGTAGCCAACCTATGCATTACTGCCGTGGCTTGTTCCAACTGAAAGATAGAGTTAGCTAATACAGAGGTTCTACCATCAAATGGGCTAATAGCTTTCTTGAGTTGAACAGCTGTGGTTAACAGTCTCTCTAAGTCGAGTTTAAACTGTCGTCTTTCAACGAAACCTGGACTCGGAAGACCAGTATATGTGAAGTTAGTATATCTCAAGAGGGTCTGGGTCTCACTTACGAGAGTTGCAATGGGATCTGATGCAAGCAAGATGTTTGACATAGGGACTCCACTGATTAGAGCTTCACCATACTTTACCAAAGTAGAAATTGCTGACAAAATGATAGAAGTAAGCTCAGCAACGGAAACTCTTCTTGGCT